TCCAGTTGCTTCCTGCTGACCACGTTGCTGGGCCACGTGATACCAAATAAGCAACGCGCCGATGATCGGGGTAACCTGATACTCGTGACGCTAGATAAGGGTCTGCCCCAACCGTCCCGTTGCCTTGGTAGTATTTCAAATCCCAGACGATACCACCTCCAGCCTGACCAAACAGGTTTGGCAGATTAAGAAAAAGTTCCTGCCCGTGCGTTAGAGTCCCCGTCCAGATGACTTTCTCGTTGACAATAATTGCCTTGAGCGTTGGCGCGCCGTGCGCTAACGCCCACGCAATCCCCGTGAAATAACGCCAGATGTTATTCCGTCGCACTTCGCGCTGATCGCCCCACCAAATGATGTTCGGCGCGCGCTGAAGGTCTGTCCCCCATACGACCGGAATTGACCGTCCTTCTGTCGCCGTTGGAATATCCCAGTCTTTTTCAGGACGGTCACTCGTTTTGGGACGCAGTAGCGCCGAAATCACGTTTAGCGCAAGTGACGCAATCGCGATAACAATGGCGATCAAGGGAAACGGCATCAGATTATTCCCCCTCGTTGTGGATCACGCGGTGGAATGCGGAACCCGCCCCACGCTAGCCCGCCATTTGTTTCGCTGCCGAACCGCCCCTGACAGGTTGTAAGCGCGCCATCACACCCAGCGACAGCCGTCACGGTATCACCTACGGCGATGCCTAAATCGGAGCGAGTACGAACTGTTCCCGAACTCGGTAGGTATTCGTCAATCGTATCGCTACGCCCATCGGCGGTTATCAAGTGTCCGTTGACAAAATAGTCTGCTGGCCCCCCTGCCCATATTGGCGCCGTCACTTGACGCCCAGACACTGCTGTCACTATGCCCGTAAAAGTGTGGTTTGCGAGATTGACCGGACACCATGGGTGTCCCAGCGTCCACTGGCACGAACCGCCAAACTGCTGTGGTGCAAGCAGCCCGTCAACGCGATTTATCCCCGCGTCACACAACAGACGCGCCTCAACGCCCTGAAAGGATACGCCTATCACTGAGCCGACCCAAAAAGTCTGGACGGCACTCCAATCGCTCATGTGAAACTGGCGAATTCTAACTCGTAGCCGTGGTCTGGCTTGACGCGCGATTGTCACTACCGGCAAGTCTTGGCGGCACAGAATCGTCAGCCGCTGGTCTGTCTGGTTAGGCTTGAGTTCCAACGGCTCAACCGAAATCACTTCCGGTGTGTACGGGTGACCAGCAACCGTCACGGTCGCCCAAGTGGACGTGTAACGGTAATAGGTCGTGTGCGCGAGAAACTCAAACGCCAGCGCCGGACGCCCAGTAGCTTGCCCAGTGTCGAGATTATCCCAGCTCATTAAGACCCCACAGGTGGATCGTCACCACCGCCACCGTCAGTGTCGTCTACAATTGAATTGTCAGCACGTGACGCAGCCGTGCCGCAACCTGCACCAGCGTAGTCGTTTCCCAGCGAAAGCGGAAGGTGTCAGTATCAAACCGCACCGGCAGCAGCCACGTAATCCGGTCTATCTCTCCGATTGCTACAGCGACACCAAGTGGAAAATCAAGCGTTACGCTGGTGGCTGTTTGCGCGGTGACGTTACGCCGGAAAAGTGTACCGTCCTTCAGCCGGATTGTCAGCGCCGAACGGCACGGCGGCACAGTCCCAGTAGCCTCGTTGGCTACAAAAATCACCGTGTCCCACGAGTTGATTGGCGCGGTCAAACGCAGATCACGCGCCCAAGTGTCCCACCAGAACCAACCCCAACGTCCGCGTTGCAGGTGCAGGAAATCGAGAAACTTGCCGAAGGATTCGCGCGTAGAAAAAATCCACTGGAAATCGTACGCCACGACGGATTGCAGCCACGCCGGGTAAGCCGTGGTTAGCCCCGCCTCATAAGACAGCGTTTCGACGCGGCGTGACCATTCCAGGCTCCGGTCTTTCTCGTCGCTTTTGTGCTCTAGCACAATGCGGTTAGAGTAAGTCGGATAGTCGTGGTCAACCAGCCGTCCAAGCAGGACGCTTGAATCCAAGAAAGCGTTGACGCGCAGCTCTTCCAAGTCAACCGTGTAAACCCGCCCGTCAACGTCAGGCAGCAGCCGCGCCGGAACGAGAGGCGCAACGCGCCCCTGCAACGCGCTTGCCGTCGGAGTTGTCCAGCTTATTGAAGTCGGCGACTCCACGAGGTTGTCGCACACGTGCCACGTCTGCTCGTCCTGCCACAGGATAGCCTCACCGCCGTCGTAGTACTGGCGTCCTGGTGTATTAACTGGGCAACTTGTAGCCCCAGCGCTGACCGATACCGGACTAGCGTCCTGCCAAACCGGAATGCGCACCTGCTTGCCTAGCAGGTCAAGCAGCCGCCGGTGAATGCGGTTCCGACGTTCCGGCGTGCGCGTCAAAAGTGGGTACTGTATTTGACGCTGTGGCGCGTCACGGATGCAACGCCGGATTTCGCGCCCGTCCCACGCCGCTTGGACTTCCGTGCGGTAACTCCAGATTTCGTCAATCCCGTTCGCCCAATTCGGCTCGAATGGGAAAACCGGCGCGCTCATACTGTCCTCAGCATCTGCGCAATCCGCCCACGATTGGCGCGGATATGGTTGATCACAATCCTCTCGCCAGCCACGCCCATCAGGTGTTCATCAAAGCTGCCAGTGTCCACGCGGTTCACGATGGTTATAGGCTGCGTTGCCGCCATCGCTGGCATTGCCGCCAGCGCGTCATTCGGAATAATCGTGCCAGAGACTTTTGGCACAAACAATTCCGGCCCTTTTTCGCCGACGATATACGGCGCGTTTGCCGCAACCGGCCCGCCCGCCGCCTTGCCAGGCACTCCGGGCAACGCCCCGCCAAGCCCGATTTTGCCGAAAATCCCGCCCAAAGCACCTTGCAGCAGCTTTAGGACAAGCATCTGCGCGATAATCCGCGCGATTGACTGCACGACCGAAAGTGCGAACTGCTTGAACGCTTCTTTGGCGTTGCGCGCGTTCGTAATCAGCCTGGCAAACAGGTTTTCCAGCGCTCCGGCAAGGTCAGACCGGATTTGCGCGCCGGCGTCACGCGAAACCACCTTGACTGATTCCACGGCGTCAATCGCGTCGCGCACGGCGTCAACGTTTTCTTGGGTAGGCAGCGCCTGTGCAGCTTCGCGTGCCTTCTGCGCCAGCGCGTCAAGCGTGGCTTTCCGCCGTTCGTACACCGCGTTGACGGCTTTTTGTATTTCGGCTTCCGTGTAGCCCGCCAGCCGCATCTGTTCCGCCAGTTGCGCCTGTTCACGCTTGGTTTCTGTGATAGCGCGCTGCAACTCGGCAATCGCTTGGTCAACAGCAATCTGCTCCAGCCGCTTCGCACGCAACTCTTCAGCGAGTCTTAGCTGTTCACGCTCGCCGTCTGTCAGCGTTGCCAGGATAGCTTCGCGGTCAGCGTTAGCCTGCGTCAGCTCGCTTCTAATTCGCCGAAGCGTCTCAAGGTATTCCTGCTCCACTCGCAAGCGTTCAACGGCAAATCTGTCACCACTGGCAGCAATCAAAGCTACCTGCAAGTCTTCTATCGCCGCCTGCTCGCGCCGGTAGGACTCTTCGTTTTCACGCGCCAAGCGCAGCCGCGTCGTTTCGCGTTCGGCTTCGATTTCTGCCAGCCGTGTGGTCAGGTCAATAATCCGCGCCTGTGCCTGCGCCTCCTCGTCCAGCAGACGCTTGATTTCACGGTCACGTGCCTTCGCGTCTTTGATCTTCGCCGCCGCCTCGCGGTCAATAATCGCCTGCTGGAGTTTTGCGAATTCGCGCGCGCGTTCTTCTTCTGCCCGGCGTCTTTCGTTTTCCGCTTGAGCTTCCTGTAACTTGGCAAGCTCTCGATAGTACTGCTCTGCTGAAATCCGCCGTCGTTCAAAGTTGTCCCGAAGCGCTGCAGTCGCGGCTTCAATCCGCGCGCGCTCCAGCCGATAGTTCCGCTCAGCCTCAGCCGCGATCAGACGTTCAATCCGAGCCGCCTCTGCACGCCGGGTCTCGATCTGCTTTAGTACTGGGTCTTCCTGTTGGCGCCCGCCACCTTTACCGCTGTCAGGCTTCGGCGCTCTCGGCGTACCAAAAACGCCAGACAGGTCAGGTTTTTGTTCCGTCTTGGTTTCAGTACTTGGCTTCTGTCCACCAAGCTGTGCTTGCTGTGCGCTTGTGGCGCTGCGTAACGCGCTGGCGATTGCCTGAGCCGAAACAGCTACTCGGGCAAAAACCGACGCCAAAACCCCCACAGAAGCAGTTACGCCGGAAATCGCCGTGGCAATTCGCCCTACGAACTCCAGCACGTCGGCAACCACGTTCAGAACGCCTTGAAAAGCACGACGCGCGGTGTTAATCAGGAAAAACCAACCTCGTATCGTTGCAGCTACCGCCGACGCTAGCCCGGCAACGATTTCAATGACAACACGCACACCCTGCAGAGTATCAATGACAGCTTGCGCCCCTGAACGTGCGTCACGGAAAGTTAGCCCCTCCAGTATCGCGCGTCCAATATCAACAATCGCGTCAAAAATCTTCTCAAATTCGCGTCCGATCTGCTGCACCAGCGCCGGATTACGTGCCAAGAACTCTCCTAGTTGATTGACTTTGGCGAGAACGTAGTTCAGCGCGTCCAGAACAGAGCGTGACAACGCCGCGCCGATCTCGTCAGCCACACGCGCAATCTGCTCGAACGCCGGAGACAGCTTGACGGCTTCGGCAACGCCAGTCTGAGTGTTGCGCGTTATTGTGATCAGCCCGTCCTGTACCTGCGCCAGTGCCTGCTTCAAGCCGTCAAAAAGCCGTCCGCTGCCAGCCGTGGCAAACAGCGTTACCGCTTCCTTGGCGTTGCCTAGCAACCCGTCAAACGACTTCGCCGCAAGCTGTCCGCCAACCGTGACTGCCTGTAGTCGCTCCTGAATAAACGCGAATGCTTGCGCAACGTCGGTCTTGAGTAGCTGCTGAAGCTTTTTCCGGTCTTCTTCTGTGTTGAAAAGCGACAGCCCGACACGCGCATTGCGATCAATCTGTCCCGTCAGGATTGCGCGGATTTCCTGCGGGAGCTGATAGCCGGGCATCCCCAACGCCGCGCCGAGCTGCCCAATCTGAAGCGTCAATTCGCGGATTTGGTCAGGATTGAAGCCGGCGCTGATTCCGCTGCCCAGCCCTTCTTGGAAGGCCCTGGACAGGTCTTCAAACGAAACACTCGTGTCAATCGCCAGTAGCTTGAGCTTTTGGAGCTGGTCAGCACCGATAGCGCCAGCAAGTCGGAAAGCCTCGCCAACGTCTGCTACGGACTTACGCGCCAGCAGGTTATTCGCAATCAGCGTGCGGATCGAAAGTTCTGTATTTTCCAGTGTCCGGGCAAAGCGTAACCCTTCGCCGTAAAACGCCGCAAAGCCGGAACCGACAGTCTGAAGCGCCCCGGACAACGCGCCAAGAGACTGCGTTACAAGCGAAACCGCTGCGTTGGCGGTCTGGAGCGCGTTGGAAAGCCCTTGGATCCCAGAGAGATTGTCGAGGCGAATTGAACCAAGCGCTTGTGCCGTCTGGCGAAGCGAACGAAGCGACGCCTCTACAGACGCCACGGCGCTCTTAGCCGCTTGCTCGCCTGTGGTTTTTAGTGCGATCAGAAATTGCAAACGGTCGGTCGCCAAGGTATTCTCTCCTTACACCCGACAACAAGGTAGCGCGGCTCCGGCTTCCTCAGCCGTTCTCAATCCCGCCAGCAGCCGCGCCGCCTTCTCTCAACCAGCGTTGCGCCGGCTTACTGCCTAACGCAGCCGCCGCGCCGATCTGCACAGCCAGAGCAGTGTCACGCAATTCCTGCAAGCGCAACAGCGCAACTTCCGCGTAGTACCGTTGCGCTTGCTGCAAGGTCAGATTGCCTACTTCTTCGTAAGTAAAGCCGCTACGCACCAGCGTGACAACAAGCCGGTCGAGCGTTATTCGCTCTTTGGCGCTGGCGTTGCTGGCAAAAAACCGCCATCACCCCCGTTGTTTAGTTCGGCAATCAACGGGGCAAGCCGGGCGGCTTCCACTAAGGTCACATCAGGGAATTCACGCTCGAATTCCTCTGGCGTCATCCACAGCGCGCCCGCCAGTAGGATATAAAGTTGTGACGGGTCGTCTTCGAGTGCGGCTTGGACTCGCAGCACCCGCGTGGCGTCTTTGAGACGCACGGGACGCAGCGTCACCGTGCGTCCGCATAAAGTTGCCGTTTTGGTCGGAACGTCCATTACTCAACCTCAAGGATATTAAAGTACTCGCCGAAGTTCGTGTAGCCCGTTCCGGTGCTGTAGTTTGGATCACGCAACACCGCGCCCTTTAGCGTAAACATCGTCGGATCGTCATTCAACAGCATCAAAGACTCGGTTGCATTGAAAGCAAACCGGTAAATCGTCACGTTGACGCGCTTCGATTGTGCAGCGACGTTGATGCCGTCAATTTCCAGCCATAACTCCGGCGGAGCGGTGTCGTTGAGGGCAGGGATACGAGTTTGCGCGGCGTAATTGTAGGTGACATCTGGAGTACCGCTAACATTCGTCAGGAAGCGAATTCTCCCCGCCTTGGCGTCCTCCAGCACGTAATTTGTGCCAGAAGTTAGTCCGGTAATGGCCAAGTTACTGATGTTGCCGAACCTCGTCCGGTAATATGTCCCAGCGGTTATACCGGCAGGCAGAAGCTCGGTGTTAGCCGCGACAGAGCCTGAAGCAATGTCGAGAAAATTACCCTTGATCGCCAACGCCAAATTCCGCTTGTCATACTCATCGAATTCGAGTGTGGCATTGACTTTCAAGCCGAACTGATAGCGGTTGTCCATGATGCGGAGACCGCTCGTGGACTCCAAATGCTCGATAATGTTGGTTTCGGTCTCAATCGAGCACGAACGCGCGTTACCCAGATACCGGCGCGGTCCCGGCTGTCCGGTTGCGGCGTCCCTCACGGCGTAATACACCTTCCCTTGTAGGTGTAGATAGCGGCCCATTTTCTTCAGTCACCTCCGTACGAAAATTGCCGGGTTCCGGCGTAAAAACCTGCCGCCAGCCGGCAGCCAAAAACTGCGGTAACGCGCGCGCGTCAATCGCAGCGTGGACGTTGGTTTCAGGGTCAAAGACTTCGGCTAACTCGCTCACGACACCCTCCAATACAGGCTTAGCGTCAGGTCAATCTGTGCCGTCAGGTAGTGGACGCGCGCGCTACCTGTAACAGCCGCGCCAAGCTGGATTTCCGCTTCCAGTGCTTCCACCCGGCGCAAAACGTTCGTTCGCGGGTCGGCGTCGTCCAATCCGAAGCGCGGCGGAAAAAGCAAATGACGGAAAACGTCGTCCAGCCGCCTATGAAACTCAGAATGTGCTTGCACGCCTTTGATGTTTTCCGCATAAACAACTCGATAAACCGCCTCGCCGGTTGTCATCCCGCTGTGATCGCACGTCAGACGCACGCGCAGCCGGTCAATCACGGCTGACCGGACGGCAGACTGGTCAGTGACTGGTGCAAGCACTGGTGCCCCATCAGCGTCTGTCGAAAGCGGCAAATACAGGCTCACCTGCGCCGTGGGCACAGCCGCTAAAATCCTGTCTTTGATGGCTTCGCGGATAATCGCGTCCATTACGGCAGCACCAGTGCGTCAATCAGTCGCCGTCGGACGGCGGCTTCAATCCGGTCACGGCTGGCACGCCAGCCGCGCTCGTAAAAGTTCCGGGCGCGAATCCCGCGTCTGCCAATCGCACGCGCAACCAAGAAGGCATTCAGGTGAAGCAGCCCCTTCAGCATAATCCAGCGCTGAATCGCGGCAACCGGCGGCATCTTGCCCGGACGCCTCCCGCTAATCACAAAGCGCGAGTAGAAAACGTCCGAGCCGACAATCAAGCGGATTTCACTCAAGCGCTGGCGCGTCTGGCGTATCTCAACCGTCGTGCGAATTGAGTTGAGAAACCGCCCCGAAGCGATTGCGTCAGCCTCGCGCACCTTGTCCTTGACGGCGCGCGTCAAAATCGCGCCAGCGCTACGCCCGATTGCAGGCGCTTCGCGTTTCAGCTTCGCGAACTGAATCGCAATCCGGCGCTCTACCAGCTTAGTCAAAGAACTGCTCACGGCTGCTCTCCAGTCCTACGCACAACCGTGCCCGTCAAAGCCCAAATCCGCTTTGACTGGCTTTGCGGTTCCTGGCGCTGCGTTACTTCGATCTCGATTTCGCCCCACGCCAGACGCTGTGCGCGCGCGATCTGATCGCGCGTCACCTCGTCGCTTTCTGCAATCAACACGCGCCACAAGTCACCAAGTTGCTCGGCGTACCAACCTGTAGCCACTTGAACAATCTCCACCGGCGTGTCGTTTGCGTCATCAATCCGACGCAAGGACAGCGCCACGTCGCCCCAAAACAGTCTCCGCCGGACAGACAGCCCGACGGCGTAAGGTCGTGTTACTTGGATTGCCTTAGCCACGGCGCGCTTCTCCCCACGAGCCGCCCATCAGTGCCGCCGGGTTGTAGCCTAAGCGGATAATCAGCCGACGCCGCACCACGGCGCGATCACGCTCCACGTCGTAATCCAGCCCGTCACCTCCGGTCGGGCGAATTTTCTCTGTGCCAAAGCCTAGCGCGTCCCATTCCTCAATGTCGGCGCGCGTTGCTTGGCGCTGCACCGGCGTCAAGTCGTTCACCGCGTTAGCAATCGAGTCAATCGAGATGAAAAGCCGTCCGCCAGTGACGATTTCCCGCACCTTTTCGAGTTCGAGTTGTGTCAACGGCGCGCTACTCTTGCTTTCGATTGCTTCTAGCGTGGCCATGATGCAGCCGCCAAATTCGGTAAGCCCAGAAAATCACGGACAAGAAGGCGGCTAGCAGAAGCAGCGCGTGCGTCACGAGCTTCAGCCAGCCGTTCATCTCGTCCAGCCAGAGCGCGTCAGCAGCAGCAAACGCTACCCAAGCCAAGAAAAACTTGACGGCGTAGTGTTTGTGCTCTAACGCAATCTGCATAATCAGGACACCTCTTCGAGAACGTACGCTCGGATGGTTCCGGCTGCGCCCGTCCCAGTGGAAAACGCGATCTGTCCGCTGGCGTTGATGAATCGCGCCGACTCCAGCACCACGAAGTAGGTGGTATTGGCTGCGGTTGACAGAACGAAATTCCCCAGCGGGCGGAACGACGGCGGATTGACGCCTTCGAGAAAGGTGATGTCTCCGGCGGTTGTTGCCGCAACGTGGATGAGCAGCCGGTGCCCCTTTTTGATCGCGTTCGGCAACGAGATCGTGTGCGACTGTGACGCGGCATACGTCAGCCCCGCGGGGAGCGTCACAGGAGTTGCGCCAACCAACACAGGATCAAGATTCGCCATTGCTCTGCACCTCCCTTAGCTGAAGCTGACAAACGCCATCGCAAGCATTTCCGGCCGAACGACCTTGCAGCCGTACAGGTACAGCGACTTGACGGCTTGCCCGAATCGGCGTTCGGGGCGATACACTTCCGTCGCCTGAATCAGCGCCACGAACGAAGTTGCGTCACTGACGCCAGCGATGATGCGGTGGACGTTCGATTGAATCGGCACGTTATTCGAGACAATCACGTCAAACCCGGCAATCGGGCCAACAAGCCCGTTTGCCAACGCCGCCTGCGACTGCTGCGCCGCTGTGAATACGCAGTTCTGGTGAACCAACAGCCGCGTCAGGAATAGCGGAGACACAACGACCCAGCGACCGCTACGTGGTACGTTTGCCTCGTCTAGTTCACCGGCAAGGCGCACCAGCGTCAAATAGCTGTCGTTTGTTGGGCTGGTGTTGATGTTGATTGGAGACGATTGCGAGCCAATACGGTTGGCAGCCGCCACGTCCGCCGCCATCTTGCCTGCCACATGCTGGTCAGCCGCGTCGGCAAGCTTGTATGCCGCGCTACGGCTAGAGACCTCAATTAGGTCGTACGGCGACGTTGCTCTATCAATGTCGTCAATTGCGAAGTGGACCGCCTTTGCCTGATCGACGACGAGCGTGGTGCTTGCGTCGTTCAGAGCTTCCGGCGCGGCAAGGTCGGTATTGCGAGTGTAGTCAACGATAGTAGGAGCCGATAGCATCGGGATACGCACGGTGTCCCCGACGCCACGGAGTTGCCCTTCGTACTTCCTATTGACGCAACGCGGGCTGGCGTAAACGAGAGCTTTTTCCAGCTCTTCCTCTAGCGTTGCTGCCCAAACTGTGCCGATAACGTGTGAAAACGCCACGGGCGGGATACCTCCACGAGATTTGGCTTGCGCTCAAGCGTCTCGCAGGGCATCCCGCCCGTTCAGCGCGTATTAGTGTATTCCTAGCTTAGCCGATCACACTTTTTGACGCAATACTTCCCGCACCTCATCAAGTCGCGCGCGGATTTCATCAGGCGTCATTTTCTCGAGCGCCTCGCGCGTTAGCTTTCCGCCGGACACCAAAGCCCCTTGTGGCGTTCCAGAGCCTGTAACGGGACGCCCGTAGAAGAATGGGAATTCTTTTTGCAGGCGTTTACCAAAGAAGGTAGCAGGGTCGTCTGCCACTGGCGTCCCGTCGGCATCCAGAAAGACAATATCCGCACCTCGCAACTCGTAGCGTCCGTCCAGCAGCTTCAGCAGGTTGTTCACGTGCGCTGGCGCGACGCCAGCCGCAAGCGCCCATTCCTTCAGCGAGTACTGCACGCGCTCGCGTTGCCGGGCAGCTTCGATTTCGTCACGTTCGCGCCGCAACTCCTCAAGCTCTTTGCGCAGCGCCACAATCCGCGGGTCGTCCGCTTCGGGGTCGGTCACCGGACGAATTTTGCGTTCCAGCGCTTCGAGCTTGCGCCGGGCTTCGCGGTGCGCTTCGCGTTCCTTGCGTAACGCTTCCTTCAGTGGCGTTGGGTCGTCAACCTGCACGGGCAAAACAAACTTGCCGTCACGTTCTTCGTAAAACGGACGCAACGGTTCGGGTACAGCGTCTAACGAATCAACCTCAACAGGCAGTGGTTCCGGCATAAACAACCTCTAGCGATAAATAATCGTGCACTTGCAGCGCGTCCGGCAAACAGATGAGCCAATCGGTGGAATCACGTCAATAGGTAGCCACTTGCCAGCCCACTCCAGGCAATCCGGGCAGTGCTCAGCAATCCCCAAGACGCGCTTGGCTTCGGTGTAGCCAGCCGCTTTATGTTTGATGCGCTCTAAGTCGGAAAACGTCCCGTAGGCAGCACCGGCGTAGAGTTCCGCGCGTGCGATAAAGCGTCCGTCAACAGGCAACCCTTCAGCTTCCCATCGGCGCAGGAATTCATACTGGCGTCGCACGGCCGCACCAACGCGCCCCAAGTCCGCTGGTGTTAGCTTATCCATTCCGCCAGCGGCAACGGCAGCGTGAAGTAGGTGAACAGCTTTGATGCGCGCCTTCATCGCAATTAGCCACTCGACGCGCGAAATTTCGCCGTCGCGTAATTGACGCGCCAACTCGCGCATTTCTTGTCCCACACCACGGCGCACACGGTCAAGCTCTACCAGCACCTTCGCGCGCGCCACAAAACGACCGTTGGGCGCGATATAGCGCTGTGCCTTTTCGCTCCAACGAAACGTTGGCTTGACTGCAGTCTTATTCGGCATCGAGTAACCTTGGAATCAGAACAGAATATCTTCTCGCAAGGGCTCGCGCATAAGTGAAGTCTTGCGTCTCAAACGCAATTTCGCCTTCCAACTCTGTCTGGCTGTACGTCCATCTTTTAGGCTTCTTCGGTTTCTTCTTCGGCTTGATTTTCCTCACTACTCCCTCCCCATTGGTTAGCTAGACGTTCGAGTACGATAGCCGGCGTAACTCCCGCCGGGAGCGCGCCGGACTGCTCTAGGGCTTCAAGGTAGGTCTCAAGGTCAAGGTCTCCAGCACGGCGTGCGGATTCCAGTAGCGGCAAAGCTTGCGTCCAGTCTGTCGTGGCGTCTAGCTCCGTTCCAATCTGCACACTGTCGGCAATGCCGTCGGTTGGGAGTCCAAGCATCGTTAAATGCCACCACAAGCAATTCTCCAGCGCGTCACGGCACGACTGCGCGGCGTCACGGAGCAATGCCGTGCGCATCGTGTGCAGGTGGATTGCTTCCGTTGCTGTGCGGTTTTTCGTATCGCCAATAGCTAGCGATAACGCTTGCATTTCGCGCTCAATTCTGTCTAGCGCGCTGGCGGCAGACCCAATCCCAGCGCCGGAAATCTCAACGTACTCCAGCGACTGCTCCGGCTGGAGTAATGCTACGGCGGACGGCGCAATGCGTAGCGTCTCGCCCTCAGGGATTCCCTTCGCCGTCAGAATTGCCACGCATGCCAGGTGAAGATTGTACTTGTAATCGCTGTACGTCTGGTAGTACTCGGCTTCGCGATACGCCAATGGCAAAAACGGCGAGTGCGCCACGAAAGGCGCGTCGGGCGGAGCAGCGTACAGCGGCACAATCGGGATTGACGGCAGCGGCAGCGTGGTTTGAAAGTCCACCACGTAACGCGGCTCGCGCTCGTGCGCCTCCTGCACTTCGCGGTACACAGTTACCACAACACCTTGTGGCTCTAGCGTAAAAACGCGATAGCGAGTCACAACCCGTTGTGTAAACCGCCCGTCCGGTTCAACCGCCGTCTCCCGGATAACGACCCGCACCAAGACAAGCTCACCGTTGACGCGCTCGTGCCGCCAGTTGATTACGTCAGCGCGGTGGCGCAGCACCCAGTACGGTCGTCCACCTTCCGCCGGCGCGTCAATCAGAATAAACGCCACGCCGTCACGCAACGCTGCTGCAAGAGCCTGTGCAATAAACCGGTCGCCATGCGTCCCGGCAAGGTCAACGTCTTCCCAGTGCGATAGAAATACAGGCGGTACTTGCTCAGCGAACTGCACGCCGTCACGCACGATCAGCCCTACGGTTTGCTGGATTGTACGGGCAAAAACGCCAGGCAGAACGGCGGTTGCCAGTCGGGTGCGCCACGTGTCCTGTGCTTCGAGCGGGAAGCGTGGAAGCAGGAACTCGCCTTCAGCACGCGCCGCGCGCGTCCCGCCCCACAAGGCAGCGCAAGTGCGCAGTTCTTCAAGGTAGGGCGAAAGCAAAGGTGATACTGCTGCCGGAACGTCTTTGTTGGTCACAGTCTATTGACTTCAGCCGTTCTGATTTTGACGCAAGCAACCATCAGCTCTTGAAGCTCGTCTTGCTTATCGGACAACTCGTTAATTGCCACAACCAGGTCTTCAAGTTTTACTTCAAGACCAGCTTCGTTTAGGTCTTTCTGAGTGATTTTATCGAGTAGCCCAAGCGCGCGCTCGGCAAGCAAAACGGCTTG